CGCGCCGGAGCATCGCCGCAATCGTCGGCGTGCCTATTCCGCTGAGATAAGCGGCAAACGCCCGCCGAACCACCTCAGCTTCTTCCGGGACGATCTCGATTTTTCCGTCCACGCTGCGATAGCCGTAGAGCAGCGCCAGATTCATCGTCTTGCCCTCGGCGAAATCTTTGCGGATACGCCACTTGCAGTTCTCGCTCACGGACAGACTCTCCGCCTGCGCAAAGGAGGCGAGGATTGAGAGCATCAGCTCGCCGTCCCCGCTGGAGGTGTCGATATTCTCTTTTTCAGAGTATATGCAGAATTTAGTGTCGTATAGGATTATTCAGAAATGCCCAGAAACAAAGGGTTTGGTGCGGTTTGCTGACCGCTGAAATGTGGTATCGTGGAGTTTTTTCAAGCGACTTTTGGTATCTTTAAGCGACAAATAAGCGACAAATAATAGCCGCCCGGAGCGGTTCTTTTTATGCTCATTTTCACTTTATCCGCCTGAACAGCGCCATATCCACCGCCTGCATTGCCCGCGCTTCACTTTCCGCGAATACGTGCGAATAGGTGTCAAGCGTGGTTTTCGTTGTGCTGTGCCCTAACCTGTCCGCTATGACCCTTGCGGCAACGTCGCTGTTAATCAGCAGGCTTGCGTGCGTGTGGCGCATGGAATGCAGGTGCAAGTCTTGTGGCAAGTCCGTTCCGGCTATGATTCGCTTCAATTTGCCGTTCATGTTGGTTCCCAGATAGAAGCCGCCGGACTGATTCGTAAAGACAAGGTTTTTGTTTTTCCATGCCGTCCCCAGCTTGAACCGCCGTTCCGCCTGCGCCGTCTTGTGTTTCTTCAACAGCCCTATGATATATTCCGGCAGGATAATCCGGCGCGTGCTGTCTATGGTTTTCGGTTCCTGCCTGACGTATTCACCCCCCGCCTTTACAAGCGTGTGCCGTATGAACATCATACCTGTTTCAAGGTTTATATCATCCCAGTACAGCGCGGACAGTTCCCCGGCGCGTATACCTGACGCAATGAACAGGTTGATTATGACTTCAAACTGAAAATCCGGCTGCTGTGACAGCAAGTCTAACAGTTCGTGGCATTGCTGTTCGTTCAGATATGCGGCGGGCGCTGTGTCTATTTTCGGCGGCGTTACAAGCTTGCAGGGATTGCGGCGCATGATTTCCTTTTTCACCGCCGCCGTGAAGATTGCGGACAGGTTCAATTTCAACTTGTTTGTTGAAGCGCCTGACAGACCGCGTTGTTCCGTCATATCATCGAATGCCTTGTCCATCTTCATCTCCAGCGCGGCGGCGACCTTTTCAGCCGTTGCCCGTGATACCGTTTCGCCCCGCAGCAGGGTGTAAATTGTCGTTCGGTTGATGCCGGATTTTTCGGCGAATTCGTCCCGCTTCACACCTTCAAACAGCGCCTTGTCTTTCAGCCGGAAATGCTGTTCCATGTTGCCGCTTTTCTGCAATTCCGCAAACAGGCTGTCCAACATCGGCGGCGTGATGTTTTTCAGCTTTTCCCGCCCTATGACCGGGAGAATGTGGTCATAGATGCCCTTTCGGTAATTCACAAGCACGTTAGGCTTGAGCGTTTGCGGGGCGACCGTGGAATAATACCATTCCGCCAATTCCGCAAACGTCCTGTTTTCATCAAGGGCAACATAGCCCCTGATTTTTTCTTCCCATGTAGCCGCAAACGCCTTTGCAAGCTTTTCAGCCTTGCCCGCTGTCACCCCGTCTGGCGGGCGATATGTCGTGGTTTTCTTGCGCTGCTTGCCCTGTTCATCATACCCCATATAGGCGGTAATGGTGAAGGTTTCGCCGCGTTTTCTGATACTTGCCATTATTCACCCCTTCTTTCATCATAGATACGTTGAACGTTGTTTCGCAGAGCATGAATAAAATAATCCTGCAAAGGCTGTGCCGCTTTCCATTCGTAGAATTCCGCAAGTTCGTTTGCGTCGTCCGTCTGTTGGCGCTTCATAACAGAATCAGCGGCAGACGCAAGGGCAAGATAGAAGTCCTTATCTGACAAAATGAAGTCAAGCAGGGGCAGCATGAGCGGGTAATCTTCAAAATACCCGTCGTTTACCAACTTCATATTTTCACAAGTCTGTTCGGACAGTCCCAACATTTCCCGGACAGGCTTGTTTTCTACCCGTCTGCCCGTCAACAGAAAATCAACCGTAACATTGAAATATTCAGCGATTTTCAGCAATACGGTGGGCGTGGGCTGTGTTTCACCGATTGCGTATTGTGAAATGGTTTGCGGGCGCACGCCTACAGCGTCCGCAAGCGTCTTTTGTGTCGTGCGTTCGTGAGTGACCGGGTGAACCGCCATGAACTGACGGAGCGTTTGCGGGAACAAATCATTGTAATGTTCCGAGTATATTCCACTTGTATTTGCCATTGCCGCAACCCCCTAAAATGCGCTTTTCTTGTTCTTCTTGAATTCGGCAGGCAAAGCGTTGACAAATACGATTCACCTGTTAAAATGAGTATAGCACAAGAAAAACGAATTTGCAAGAAGCTTGTGCAGGAAATTTCAGTAAAGGAGGGCGCAGCTGTGACAGAAAAACCCGCATTGACCATCAAGGAAACGGCGCATGAATTCCAGTTCCCGGAATTCGCAATCCGAACCCTTGTAAAACGCGGCGCGTTCCCTGTTATACAAGTAGGCAATCGCGTTTACATCACCCGTGAAGTGTTCGCGCAATACCTGAAGGAAGGGGGAACAACGTATGTTGCTGCACGTTGATAACGTCAAGTTCAAAGTGAAGCCCACAAAGGCGGAAATCGGCGCTATCAAGTGTAGATTCGCAAAATCGGCAAGCATACGGGAAATGACCGTCAAGCAAGTTGTAGACTGCCTGATTGCAGGGCGCACGGTTCAACCCGGCGTGACCCCCTACACCGACGCGACAAAGGCGAAAGGCTACAAGGGAACGTCCGACGACGATTTCACGCAGCAGACCCTTTTCATGTCCGATATTGACAACGAAAGCGCGGATGCCCCGCAGGAAACCCCGGAGCATGTCGCGGAATTGCTGGCGGCGTTCAATCTGAAACCCGTGTTCATGTATGAAAGCTATCACAGCACGGCGCAGCAGAAACGTTTTCGGTTCGCCGTCGTATGTGATGAAGCCATTACCGACCGGGTGGAGCGCGATGCGATACAGGGCGCGTTAATCGCCCTGTCCCCGCAATCGGACTACGGCACGGCGAACGCTGACAGAATGTATTTTGGAACCGACAAAGGCATGATTGAAGGGTTTACCGACTATGAAGCCGTATGCCGGAAAGCTGACCTGTTGACGCTTGCGGGCAGGTATCATATGCCCGACAAAGACGAACCGCCCCGGAAAGCACCAAAGGCGGCGAAAACAGGCGGTTCACAGTTTGGGCAGACTATTCCCACCGGGCAGCGGCACGCGACCCTTGTTAGCTTTGCTTCAACCGTGCTGACCAAATACGGCATAACGGAACAGGCGCATGATGCGTTCATGCGGCGCGTGGCGCAATGCGCAGAACCTAAACCCGACGATGAAATAGAAAAGATATGGCGGGACGCTTGCGCCTACTATCAGCGCAGCATAGCGACAAACCCGGAATATCTGCCCCCGGCGGAATATGTGGCACAGGACTTTGCGGAAAGCTATGAACCTATGGACTACACCGACGTGGGGCAGGCAACTATCTTCACAAAGGTCTACGGCGAACGCGTGAAGTATACCCCGGCAACAAAGTTCATTGTCTACAACGGGCAGGTATGGCAGGAAAGTGAAATCAAGGCGCAGGGGTTTTCCCAGGAACTGACCGACAAACAGCTTGAAGAAGCCCGCCGGCGCGTCCGCCGTGCGCAGGATGCCTTGAACGCTGCTGTTGAACGTGGCGACGACGACGAGATAGACGACGCGAAAAAGCGCCTTGCATTACAGGAAAACTACAGGGGCTATGTGTTGGGACGGCGCAAATCTGACAAGGTAAAAGCCTGCCTGACCGAAACCCGGCCTAAAGTGGAAATAGACGTTGCCCAGCTTGACAGGGACGGCTATTTGCTGAATACACCGGGCGGCATAGTGGACTTGCGAACGTGCATGATAAAGCCCCATGACCCCGCCGATTTCTGCACAAAGATAACGACCGTTGCGCCGGACACGGCGAACGCTGCATTGTTCGCTAAATTCATGGAGCGCGTGACCGTGGGCGACAAACAGCTTGCGCGGTATTTGCAGGAAGTCGCCGGAATGTGCACCGTGGGGCGCGTATTGCGCGAAAATCTGATAATCGCCTATGGCGAGGGCGGCAACGGGAAATCTACCCTGTTTAACCTGCTGGCGCGCGTGTTGGGCGATTATTCCGGGGCGCTGTCCGCTGAAACGCTGACCGCGAATTGCAGGAAAAACAAGTCCCCTGAATACGCGGAATTGCGCGGCAAGCGGTTAATCATCGCCGCAGAACTTGAAGAAGATATGCGCCTTGATACCGCCATCGTGAAGAAACTGTGTTCTACTGACCCGATTTTGGCGGAGAAGAAATACAAAGACCCTTTCACGTTCGTTCCGTCGCATACTGTGATACTGTACACAAACCACTTGCCCAAAATCGGCACGAACGATAAAGGGACGTGGGACAGAATCATTGCCGTTCCCTTCAAGGCCAATTTCCGGGGCATGAAGGGTGAAATCAAGAATTATGCCGACTACCTGTTTGACCATTGCGGCGGCGCTGTGCTGACGTGGATTATACAGGGCGCACAGCGGTTCATTGCCAACGACTACAACATTGAAATGCCGGATTGCGTGAAGCAGGCTATCACACAATACAGGGCTAACAATGACTGGCTTGAAAATTTCCTTGCGGAATGTTGCGAGATTGACCCGCGATATACGCAGAAATCCAGCGAACTGTACACGCGCTATAAGGTGTATTGCGACGCGACGGGCGACTACAGGCGGAGCCTTGCAGACTTCAAACAGGGGCTTGCTATGGCGGGCTATGACACACGTAAAACCATGACGGGCGCAATTGTATACGGCTTGCGCGTGGTATCGGAGTTCGTGGAAGTGGACGAGCCTACACCGTGGAGCAACCCGCCGCTGACCGGGTAAAAGCCTTGCGGGGTAAGGGATATGACGACCAATGACGATGAAATACAAAACTTTCAAAAGTTGAAAAAAGCTGTCCCACGTAGAGAAGTTTGTAAATGGTCGTCATTCATCGTCATACTCCCCCGGCAAGCAAGAAAAAGCGCCCGCCCAAATGACCGGCGGCGGAGGTCACTTTTCCCCCGAAGAGAAAAAACGAATTTTCACAATCGAAAATTTTGAGGTGGTCAAATGCCCACCTCAAACGATCGCCCAACCTACCCCGTGGCCACATGGCCACAGGGTGACAGCGGCAGGAAGGAGACACACCAATGAGCATACTTGCAAGGCTGTTCGGCAGGCAGCAGAAACCGCAGGCGTTCATAGAGATTAACAGCGCGTTCAACAGCTTTTCCGGCACGGGCTACAATTCAGCGGCGTTCCGGGCGGCGGTTGACGCAATCGCACGGCACACGGCAAAGCTGCAGGCGCACAGCGCGGACACCGGGCTTGAAACCCTGCTGACGCAAGCCCCTAACGCCTATATGTCCGCCTATGACCTGCTGTATAAGACGGCGGCAGCCTATTTCACCCATAATAACGCGTTCATGCTGCTGCAGCGCGGAGAACCCCACCTTGCGCAGAATTCTGCGGAGGGTATCGCGGCAATCTACCCCCTGACCCCTTCAAGCGTGGAATTCAGACCCGGCAGCGACGGCGCGTTATACCTTGAATGCACGTTTCCGGACGGGCGGCAGATGGCTTTCCCGTATACTGACATTATCCATCTGCGGCGGCATTTTCTGACAAATGACCTGACCGGGGACAGCAACGCGCCGCTTTACGCCCTGCTGGACACGGCGGACACGCTCAATCAGGGCATATCCGCAAGCGTGAAGAACGGAACGTCCATCCGGGGCGTGCTGAAATTTACTTCCCTTGTCAATCCGGCGCAGGTGAAAGCGGAAAAGGAACAGTTCGTTTCCGACTACTTCAACCCCGGCAACAACGGCGGCATTGCGGCGACCGACCAGCGGTTCGACTTTGTACCTGCCAATATCACGCCCTACAGCGTGCCTAAAGAACAGTTTGAAACCATCACCCGGCAAATAACAGACTATTTGGGCGTGGGCGCGTCCATCGTGAACGGAACCTATACCGAAAACGAATTCAGCGCGTTTTATGAAAGCATTGTGGAGCCGTTTGCGCTGCAACTGGCGCAGGAATTCCGCTTGAAAACCGGGGCGGAAATTACGTTCACGGCGGAACGCATGGAGTTTTCCAGCGCGGCGACGAAAATCAAGCTGCTGCATGAAGCCGCGCCGTTAGGGCTTATCACCGTGAATGAAGCCCGTAAACTGCTGGCATTACCGCCTGTCAAAGACGGGGACAGGCGTTTGCAATCCCTGAACTATGTTTCCGCCGACAAAGCGGACGCGTACCAACTGGAAGAAAGCGAGGTATCACCAAATGGAAACACGGAGCCTTGAAGTCCGGGCGACTGACAACCGCACGTTAGAAGGCGTGGCGGTAGTATTCAATCAGCCCGCCCAAATTGGCGCTATGACGGAGATCATACACCCGGACGCATTGCGGGGCGTTGACCTTGACGGCATTGTGCTTATCACCAATCATGACGGCAGCGGTATTCCGCTTGCGAGAAGCCCGAAAACCCTTGCCCTGACCATTACCGACAAAGGGCTTGAAATGCGGGCAAGCCTGCCTGACACGGAGCAGGCGCGGGCGGTATATGAAGCCGTCAAGCGGGGCGACCTGTCCCAAATGTCCTTTGCCTTTGATATCGGCGCGGCAGACTATGACGAACAGACCCAGACCCGAACAATTACCCAAATCAGCAAAGTTTATGAAATCAGCATCGTAAACTATGCCGCATACACCCAGACCCATGTAACAGCGCGGAAAGCGCAGGAGGAGGAAAAAACTATGTTCAACCCCATTACCGCGACCCTTGAAGCCAATCAGACCGCCCAGACTGACACCCATAACACCCCGGAATACCGCACGGCGTTCTATAAGTCCCTTATGGGAAAGGAACTGACCGACGCGGAAAGCCGCGCCTATACGGCGGCGCAGGCAGAAAAACGAGCGGACGCGTTCAACACGCTTTCCAGTTCCGCCGCCGTTGTGCCTACTACCACTTTGAATGAAGTGGTGAAGCAGGCGCGGGGTGTGAATGGGCTGTTCAATGAAGTCCGCCTGTTCGCCGTCCCGAACAATCTGTCCGTCCCCGTGGGAACCCCCGGCGACGCGGCAAGCTGGCACACCGAGGGCGCAGCCGTGGAGCGTAAGGACGTAACGACCGCCGCCGTGACCTTCACCGGGCGGGAGCTTATCAAGGTACTTTCCCTGTCCGCGTCCGTCCGTCGCATGGATATTACCGCCTTTGAGCGGTATATCACCGACGAACTGAAAGCCGCCGTTGCGGATGCCATCGGCGCGGCGATTGTTTCCGGCACGGGTAACGGACAGCCCACGGGCATTTTGTCCGGCGTGACGTGGACGAACAAGAACCGCATTCAGACCGCCGCCCTGACCGCCGACAACCTGCTTGCGGCAATCGCCCTGCTGCCCGCCGGATATGCCGCCGGGGCAAAATTCGCCATGAGCACGGCAACCCTGTTCAGCAGCGTGTACTCCCTGAAAGACGGGAACGAACGCTATTTCTTCACCGACCTGGAGCACGGCGGCGTTCGCCGCCTGTTCGGTTTTGAAGTCGTGCTGGACGACAATATCCCCGCCGGAACGATTCTGTTCGGTAATTTCCGCTATTACGGCGTGAATATCCCTCAGGGTGTCGCCGTGGAAGTGTCCCGCGAAAGCGGCTTTACAAGCGGCCTGATTGACTTTAGGGTGCTGTGTATCGCGGACGGCAAGCCCATTGTCCCCGGCGCGTTTGTCAAGGTGGAAGTCAAGGCGGGTTAATCCCGCCCTGACCCCTCCCCAGAAAGGCAGGTGAAAGCGAATGTTCACTACCCAAGAAGCACGCGAGATTTTGCGCATTGACGGCAGCGACAACGACGCAATCATTGAACCCCTGATTGACGCAATCCCGCCGTTCCTTAAAGCCACAACGGGCTACAGCGCCGATAACGGCGACTATTCACCCATTGCGACGGCGGCAGGGCGGTTTCTGCTGCAGCTATGGTATTACGGCGAAAACGCGGATACGAACAAGCTGCAGCGGGTGATTGACTGCCTGCTGAAAGCGTTGAGCGCGGAAAGGGCAAAGGCATGACGCAATCTGAATTCTATCACAGCACGGCATGGAAACGGCTTTCAAGGGCGTTTCTGCTATCCCGGAACTATATTTGCGAACGTTGCGGCAAGTCTGCTGAAATTGCCCATCACAGACGGTATCTGACTGCTGAAAACCTGCTGAACCCGGATGTATCCCTGAACCTCGATAACCTTGAAGCCCTTTGCCTTGACTGCCATAACACGGAGCATTTCGGACGCGGCGGCGCAACGGCAGCAGGACTGACCTTCGACGTGAACGGCAATATCGTTCAGAAAGGAACAAGCGATTATGAATGAAGTCTATGAAAACGAACTGCAGCAGGAAATCAATTTTCTGTATGATGAACTGGCCTATTTGCAGGGTGAAATCACGGATGCGCGCAAGGCGAATGATTCCGACGAATACGCCCGCCTGTTCCGGGTATATCTGCCCATGCAGAAACAGTATCTGAAGCTGTGCGCGGAACTGGAAAAGCAGACGGGCGCAGAAGTGGACGAACTGGCGGCGTTCAATGGAGCGTGACAGAGTATGAACTATATCACGGCCTATAACAGCCTGATACAGTCCGGGGAAATCGTCGCTTCAAGGCGGGTGAAACGGGTATACGCCCGCCTTGCGGCGGCGACCGCTGACACGTCCGGGCAATACATCTTTGATGAAGCCCGGGCAAGCCGCCCCATTGCCTTTATAGAGCGATTCTGCAAGCATTCTAAAGGCGAGTGGGCAGGACAGAGCATTTCCCTTGAACTGTTTCAGAAAGCCTATATTCAAGCCCTGTATGGCTTTGTAGAGCGTTCTACTGGATGCCGCCAATACCGGGAAAGCTTTTTCCTTGTGGGGCGCAAGAACGGCAAGTCAACCCTTCTGGCGGGGCTGGCGCTGTATATGCTGACAAGCGACGGCGAGGGCGGCGCAGAGGTATACAGCACGGCGACCAAATACGCGCAGGCGCGTTTACTGTTCGATGAAGCCCACAACATGATTAAACAGTCCCCGGCGCTGGCAAGGCATTTCCGCAAGCGCAAGAATGATTTATACTATACCCCCGCTATGGCAAAGTTTCAGCCCCTTGCCCGCAATTCCGACACGCTGGACGGGTTAAACGCGTCATTCGTTATCATGGACGAACTGCACGGCGTGAAAGACAGGAACCTTTATGAAGTCATGCGGCAGAGTCAATCCGCACGGCGGCAGCCCCTTATGATAATGATAACGACCGCCGGAACCGTCCGCGAATGTATCTTTGACGATATGTATTCATACGCGGCGGGCGTGGCAGACGGGGCTATAACTGACCCGCATTTCCTGCCCATCCTGTACGAACTGGACGACCGCAGCGAATGGACAGACCCGGCGGCGTGGATAAAGGCAAACCCGGCGTTAGGGGCTATAAAGAAGCTGGACGATCTGACCGCCAAAGTGGAGCGGGCAAAGCAGAATCGGAACGAACTGTCCGGCGTGCTGTGCAAGGAATTCAACGTCCGGGAAACGGTAAAAACGGCGTGGCTGTCCTTTGACGATATAAACAACGAACAGACCTTTAACCTTGAACAGTTCCGGGGCGCGTATTGTATCGGCGGCGTTGACCTGTCCATAACAACCGACCTGACGTGTGCAAGCCTGCTGTTGATGAAGCGCGGGGACGATAGAAAGTATATCGTTCAAATGTACTGGCTACCCGCCGACCGACTGCAAGAGTGCGTGCAGCAGGATAAAATACCCTATGACAAATGGTTTGACCGTGGTCTGTTGCGGCTGTGCGCAGGGAACAGTATCAACTATTCAGACGTTACGGCGTGGTTTGTGGAAACCGTGAAGCAATACGACCTGTTCCCGGCGTGGGTGTACTATGACAGCTATTCCGCCCGCTACTTTGTGGAGGAAATGCAGATGCAGGGATTCAATATGGTTCGCTGCATACAGGGCGCAAAAACCTTGTCCCTGCCTATGCAGATGTTAGGAGCGGACTTGCAGGCGCACAAAGTGATTTACAACAATAATCCCGTGCTGAAATGGTGTTTGACCAACACGGGCGTACAGACGGACAGGAACGGCAATATTGTACCCATCAAGAACCAATCGCCCAAACAGCGCATAGACGGCACGGCGGCGCTGCTTGACTGCTATGTGGGGCTGTATGAGCATTACACGGAGTACACGACGGCGATATAGGGAGGAACCGCTATGAAGCTGAAAGACAAGAAAATCAATATCTATATCGAACGTTACGTCCCCAACGGCAACGGCTACACAACAAAGGTAACAGAACCCCTTGTCCTGAATGTGTGGGCGTATTTCCGCCAACTGTCCGGCAAGGAAATATTCGCGGCGGCGGCGTACCGGTATGACGAGGAAGTGCTGTTTACCATCAATTACCGCGCTGACCTGACAACGGCCTGCTATGTGGAGTATGGCGGCGTGAAGTATGATGTTACACGGATTGATACCTTTGAAGGGTACAAGCAGGATATTACGCTGTACTGCAAGAGAAAGTGAAGCGGCAGGGGCTATCACCCCCCCGCCGTTACTTTTGCTCAATTCTGTGCTAAAGTCACCCTGTGTATTTCTTCAATGACTTTATCCTGCATTTCCTGACTGAACCAAGCGGTGGCAAATGCCTGACGTGTCCCGCAATCCGGGCAAATCTCTGTTTTGTTGTCTGCTGTGACGTTGCCGGATAACCTGTATATGTCTTTCTGCATTTCGGGCAAACAGCGGTTCTTTCCGGCCTGTTCTGTTCGTCCTGTTCTTTTGCTGCCGTCGCTGTCGGTATAATATCGGCAGCGTCAACACAGCGGGCGGACACGTTCGGGTTTTCGGAAATCGTGACAGTATAGCCGTTTTCGTCCGGCGTTGCGATCACGTGAAAAGGTTTCAACATATGACACCGCCTTTCTGTTATAGGGAAATCCGTTTCACATTAAGTCGGTTTTCCATAAGAGAAATATATTCTTCATTCTTATCACAAAGGATTGCCCGAAAACCGTTTTTCGTAGCAGATGCACCCGTTGTTCCTGAACCCGCCATAGGGTCAAATACTATCTGATTATCAGCCATTGCCATAAGCAATAGTTTATCAAATACAGCTTCGGGTTTTTGCGACGGATGCCCTGTTTGTTCCTTTTTCCCAACAAAACCAATAATTAAGGGGGATTCAATAACACTGGGAGGCCCTGGAACAAAGCGCATTTTCCCTAATTCAAATTTTTCCTTTTGCGTTTCATTCAAAAAATGTTCAGGATGCAACGAATAACCATGACGCATAAATTGAATGCAAGCGTTCTGACTTGAACGCCACCCGCGAATAACGGAAGGGCAATTTTTATAGTACCATGTCAACCATGATACCATGTAAAAATCTTTAGGGGCATATCTTACATATGGCCCAATGACCTCCGGGAACCCCCAAAGATATAACAAGTCTGATATTTCGCCGGAATTATCCAACAACTGCTTTATAAAAGCGTCATATTCATTGGTAGGTAATACATCGCCTTTTCCCTTGTTATACCAAGGATCAAGCATTGTGCAGGCAACATGTATTTGCTCTGCTTTCAAAAGGTTGATTGAATCAAAAACATCCATAGGCGGTAATATTGCAACCCCTTGCTTGTCTATTGATTCAAGGATAATATCTTTTACGCTCATTTCGTTTTAACAAATCCTTTCTCCAGTAACCATTGAATATCATCAAACGGTTCTAAATGAGAACGCCAAAGCGAATTCAACATAGGGGCAATTTCTAGAGCGCGTTTTATTACGTCCGCTTGAAGCATTCCCCAATACGTTGAATATCCGGGAACCGTCAAATAACCTGCTGTGCTATCCGCCGGAATAGGCTGGCCATAGTTTGCTATTGTGTCAAGAATGCAATACTTCCTGACAATGCTTTCTCTATCATTTGAAATAGTCAAAAACTCATTATCCGAAAGCATCGCGTTTCTAATCGCCGCTTTCAACGCTGTGTCTATTTCATCAACAGAGTACCCGTCGCTATGTAATTTTTCTATTACATCAACTTTTTTCCCGCCTGTCATCAGAATTGCATGTTCGATTTCCAGTGTAGTAAGAAAATTGATTCCCTGCAATTCACGACGCAATTTTAATGGAGCCGTAGTAATTTGAATGAAATTCTTTGTTGAAGGTTTCGCAAGCATTTTTCTCAAATCGCCATTCAAAGACGAAAAATAGCCTGCCCCATCAAGATACTCAACAAATACGGCTAGTGGGTACTTTTTAAAAGTTACTTCACGGCTGCTGTCGGTTTGGTCAACAACCTTGTGCGAAACACTTCCAGAATCACCGGCATAAAATTGACTCTGCACGAACACTTTTGCGCCGTTTTCTCTTGATTGATAGGGTATTATGAAATCATATTTTCTTTTTTTAATTTGTGGGTTCGCTTCAATATCGCCAAGCAGTTGACCGATTTCAACATCTTGCGTGTTATAGTCCGTCCCCGCTTCAAGCCCCCATTCCGCCATATATGAACGAAGAATTGTTTCAGGTATATGTCCTTGTGTCGCCGTTATAGAACCGCGAGACTGAAAAATCACAATAGGACTAAGCAATGCTTCTGCATTACCTATTTGCTTTTGTGAATAGTACGCTGTCCCCAAACTCCATAACTGTTTTGCATAGGTTTCATCCGAAATAATGAGATGAAAATAGCTTTCAAGGAACTTTTCTTGAAAGTCTGCTTTGCCATCTGCTTGAATAACGATTTTAGATACCGCGTCAAACTGCAACGTACGCGGTATCTGTTTATATACCCAACACCCGGCGCTATTCTTTTGCGGGTATTTTGTCATTCCGTAGGTATTGCGCAGCAATAAAGGGAACTGGCATTTCAAATTGTTATCCGTTTTGCCTGTCACAAGAAGCAGTACCCCGCAAAGGCAGTTAAGAATTATCTGTTTTGTTTCGTCGGATTCGCCTGCTATAAGCCGAACAGTATTTCGAGCAAGCGCAGACGAAGAACAACTTGAAACTGATTCAAAATTCCCGGTTACTTGTGCCATAAAATCAAATCCGCTTTTCATGCTGTCTAAGTTTACTTTGAATTGCGGCATATCACGAATATCGCCAAGCGAGGGCGTAACCCATATGTCAAACTCTGACATTTTTTCTTCAAGGGTTTCATCATAAGTTTGAAGTTTCATCGAAATACCCCTTTCAATAGATTGTGCAGGGCACAATAAATCATTTTATATTATACCACAACCCCGCCGTTTTCTCAATATGGTATTATGCCGGAACTTCCGTTATCTTTCAGTGTCGGCTTGTAGATTTAAACGACAAATAAGCGACAAATGGGCATAAAGAAACGGCGAAAACACTTGAAAATCAAGCATTTTCGCCGTTCTGAATATTCTCCTTCTCGAAAACGATGGCAACGCCCAGCGCCTTCATCTCCCGAACAATCTCCAGAAGCGTCACCGTATTGCGGGCGAAACGGCTCAGGCTCTTGGTCAGCACGCGGTCGATCTTTCCCGCGCGGCAGTCCGCCAGCAGGCGCTGAAATTCCGGTCGGGAATCCTTCGTCCCGGTGTAGTCCGCGTCTGCATACACGCCGGCGTACTCCCAGCCGGGGTGACTTTGAATGTGGTCGCTGTAATAGCTGATCTGCTCGGAGAGGGAATGCAGCATGGCCTCCTTGCCGGACGATACGCGGGCATAGGCGGCGACGCGCTGCAGTTTGACGCGTCTGGGTTCCATTTTTACATGTCGGATGACCTTTTCCATGGGTTCGTGCCCCCTTTCGCCACCATATTCCCTCTGATCGGGCAGACAATCAAGCAACAGAATGATACAATCCGCCCCAGACGGACGAGAATTTCTCCCGCAGAATTGCATCGATTCGGACAAATTCCGCGCGGGAGATCAGCCCGGCGGCGAGCATCCGGCGTGCGATGGAAAGCGCCGCGTCGTAGTTCAGTTCGCGTTCAAACTGCTCGCGGGTCAGCAGAGCCTGTTCCTTACGCATGATTTTTCCTCCGGAAGCGACGCCGGATATAACACGCATGGCTGCAATACTTCCGGCTGACGCTCCCCATTGGCAGAAGCGTTCCGCACCCGGCGCAGCGCTGAAACTGAAGCGCCTTTGGATGGGTGCGCCAGTACGTCGCGCGACACGCACTTCCGCAGAACTCCCGCCTGCGCTTTCCGGGTGTTTGCTGAAGAGAGCTTCCGCAATGCTTGCAGGGTGAAAGTGATATCACTTCGCGGCCGACTGGTATAATGGATTGTGTTGCATCTTCTTCAGGATTTCTCCGGCAGTACGATTTCACGGTTTCCACAGAGATTTCCATGATTGCCGCAATGCGTTTATACCCGACCCCCTGCCGGCGCAGGAGCATAATTTCGCTTTTCTGTTCTTCCGTCATTTTCTCTCCATACGAAAAGAGCGGCCACCCCAATATCGGGATGGCCGCTGTGGTCGTTATGCGTTTTTCAGATGATTTTCGAATACCTGCCGGAAACCCAGCCGACCTGATTGTCGATCTCCACGGCGTTCCAGCCGTTGGCGGCGGTAGCGACGTAGTTAAACGTGTCGCCTGCTTTCGCACTGCGGAGAATCGCGTACTGCGTCCCGTTTCCAGCGCGCACGTTTACGCTGCCGTCCTCGGTGGAAAGGATGACTACCGTGGTCAGCACCGGTTTCGGCTCCTTCAAGGCCTCCAGCGCCGCTGTGAGCGACTTGTGCGTATTGGAACCGTAAATTCCATCCGTCTCAAGCCCCCCCTTCTTCTGAAAAGTCTTCACCGCATCCACCGTTTCCGCGCCATAGTCGCCATCCGCGCCGTATTTCGGAAGCGCGTGACCCAGCTTCAGCAGGTTCTGCTGAAGTTCGCGGACGTCGCTGCCTGACATGCCCTTTTTGAGCAGGCGGTCGCCCAGCTGATGCTCAACTTTCAGCGAGCCCGCCTTGCTGCCGTTGCTCAGCACCACGACGGTATGCCCCTGCATGCGCGTGACCAGCACGTCGCCGCGGCGGAGATATTCGGAGGAATCCGTGTACTTCTTGCCCGTCAGCTCCACAAACTGCCCGGTGGCCAGCATGACCTTCGCCTGCGTCGGCGTGCGAAAATTCTCCGTCGCAATGCCGGCGAACGCCAGGCAGACCCGCACCAGCGCGGAACAGTCCGTCTCGCAGGGCTTTGCGACCCTTGCCGGGTCGAAGCCCACTGCCTTCGCCAGATTGTACAGCGTCAGGCGCTCGTACTGGTCGTAGCCGATGTTGCGGTTTCGGCACGCTGCCTCCATCGCCGCCGCGATCTTCTCGGCCTTCGCCGAATCCGTGCAGCGCAGCACTCGCCAGCCCTTGGAGTGGCAATACCAGTTCTGTACGGACAGTTCTTTTCCCGTCTGGTTGCCGGCCTTGCCGCCGTGCGCCCTGCCGTTTTCATCGATCCTCGCGGAACCTACCTTTACAGCCATCTCAGTTTTCCTCCTTTGCATCGTCGTTCTTTTCATCGTTACTCTTATCCTCGCGACCGTGAAGCTGCGCGAGAACATCCTTCATCCTGTCGGGAATGGGCAGACCGATGTGCGCCGCGTTTTCCAGCAGCGACAGGCCCTCGTTGGAGAGGTAGAACGCAATCACCGCGCCGCGAAGCGCCGAGCCTGTGCCCACTACATGCACGTCTACCACATTTGCCACGCCCACCAGCATCAGGATCAGTACCTTTTTGCAGACGCCTCGAAACCCAACGGCGCTGGACAGCTTCTTGTCGATCACCGCGCACATGAGACCGGTAATGTAATCCAGCACCATGAAAATGATCAGCGCGATCATCAGGCCGTCCAGTCCACCGAGAAAGTATCCCAGCCACCCGCCGATCATTGCCGCCGCCATCTGAATCTTCGCCCAGATCAGTTCCATCGAAAAATCCTTCATGTTCTTTTCCTCCAATCATTGTATTAAAAAAGCAGCCCGTGTCGAGCCGCCTTTTTCCACGTTCAGACGCGCACCCATGTGCCGCCTGAGTTGTAATAGGGTGTCACCTGTTTCCATGCGCCGCCTGAGCGATACCAGACGGTGCAGCGCTTCCAAGTTCCGCCGTCGCAATACCAGACCACCGCGTCGATGTAAGTCACCGTGATCGTGCAGCTCGTCACGCGGGCGTAGTTGCTGGAATAGCCGCTGCTGGACGAGGTTTCGCCGTTGTACAGCACCAGAGCGGAATTTCCCGCCTCGAAGTACGCCTTCATCGCCGAAAACAATGCTGCGTTAGTCGATGCGTTCAGGGTGTGCGTCACGGTATTGCTGTAGAACTTGCCGGTCAGCGTGCCCAGCATATCGCCCACCTGTGCCGAACCACGAACGCTGGTATTCAGGCTCTGGTAGTTCGCCTTGCGGAAGGTCAGCACCTTGCTGGACGAGCCGGAACCTGCACCGGAACAGGTAATACTCAGCGAAATCTGCTGAATGAGCTTGCCCTTCAGCGCTGCGCCCGCGCCGTTAAACACCATTACGCCCACGCGGGATTTTGCCGCCGTGGTTCCCTGATAGGCGCCCTGACACGCCCCATTGCTGGAACCCATGCTCCACGACGAAGAGCCATACTGCGCGTAGCCAATGGTCGAGCCGCTGTTCGCGGTTGCAGAAAATGTACTCATGGGTTCACCTCATCAGACGGGCACAAGGCAGATCTGCCCATCCGTTCCGCTGCTGGGAAGCGACGCGGCATAGAAAATGCCGAGATTGCTCAAGGCGGCTTTGGCGCTGCTTGCACCCGTGCCGCCGTTGGCAATCGGAACCGGCGTAGGCATTCCCGCATGAAATACGCGATACGCGCCCCATGCGCCGTTGACACACGTTCGCAGCATCACCGCGTAATCCAGGCTGGCCTGATAGGCTGCGTTGCGTATCTCCAGCATCCGGCGATTCTTGCCCGTGCCGTCCTCCCACGAGGAAAAGGAGGACGCGCCGATGTAGCTTCCTTCGAAAACCGTCCGGTTGGTGGTGCTGTTGTAGGTGGGTAGCAGATACAGCGACGGGTACAGCGAGGTTGATATGTTGAGATTGCCCGACATGGTGTCTCCGCTCTTTTTCACCGCGCCGATGGCACTGCACGCACCGCTGGCAGTATTCGCACCCGTTCCGCCCTGCGCCACCGCCA